TACAAATCTCAACCTCTTTGGGCTGAAGATAATATCAAAAAAAGTGACAAAATTGTTGAACCAATTAACATAACATTTAATGACTAAAACACTACTGGTGGACGGGGTAAACCTACTTAAAATAGGTTTTCACGGAGTTAAAGATTTCTACCACGAGGGTAAACATATTGGAGGGGTTTGGCACTTTCTGAATACTATTCGTAGATTTGTTGAAGAACAAAATTTTGACAAAGTGGTTGTTTTTTGGGATGGTGAAGGGAGTTCACAACCAAGAAAAATAATTTATCCCCAATACAAAGAAAATCGTAGAGGTGAGGATAATCCTTTGAAAGAAGTATCATTTAATCAACAGAGACAGAGGATTAAACAATATTTGGAGGAAATGTTTATCCGTCAGGTTAACATAGATATGAACGAAGCGGATGACTTAATTTCATTTTATTGTCAAATTGCTGAGAATGAACAAATAACAATTTTCTCTGGCGATAGAGACTTAACTCAATTAATATCTGAAAGAGTTTCAATATATTCACCAAACACCAAGAAAACATATAAACTTGGTGACAAGATAAAACTATATGAGATTGAGGTTCCCCATCAAAATGTGAAGGTATGTAAGGTTTTAATGGGTGATAGATCAGATAATATTGATGGTATATATTATTTGGGTGAAAAAACATTAATAAAATTATTTCCCGAACTACTTGACGAAATCGTTAATTTAGCCGATATTTTAACCAAGGCGGAGAAGTTGTTTGAAACAGATAAAGACAATTCCGTTTTGAAAAACTTACTTACAGGAAAAACAAAAACAGGTATTTACGGAAACGAATTTTTTGAGATTAATGAAAAAATTGTTGATTTATCCAACCCAATTATTACAGAAGAGGGTAAAGAAATTGTCAAACTTTATTATGGGGAAACATTGGATCCTGACGGGAGGGGACATCGTAATATCATTAAGATGATGATGGAAGATGGTTTTTTTAAGTTCCTACCGAAAGGAGATGATATGTGGGTTAATTTTTTAACACCCTTTTTGAAACTTACAAGAAAAGAAAAAAAGAATTTTAAAACAAAAAAAATATGATGACAGAAAAAATAAAATTTATTGCGTTTGTTATTTTAATAACATTTTTATTCGTGGGGATTATTTTTATAACACATTACAATAGTAAAAGATACAAATACACTATTGTAGATAATAATAATCATCATTATAAAACACTTGAATATGAAAAAATTGGTGATTGTGTAAGATTTACAGAACAATCAACAAATAATGTTTTTGAAATCTGCGGAACATATCAAATTAGAGAAAATCAAAACTATATAAATCAATAAAAACAATAATATGAAAGAACAAGAAGCAATTAAGCTTGAATTTTTAATGAAAGTGAACGACAACATTATCGTTCAAAGATTTTTTAATGTGAGGGATTTTAATCCTGATGCAAAAAACTCGGTTGAGTTGTATGAGTATCTAAAAGATGTGATGGAAACATTGCAATATGACTTAAAAATGAAGTCATCAACTTATCTATTGGATAATCAATATGATATAATCAACAACCCCAATATCCTTGAAACATCTTTTGTGGATGGTCCAGAGTATTTTAACATTTTCATAAAACAAAATGATATGACAATTTGTCAGAGACAGTTTGATGCAAAAATCTATCCACCTAAAATAAGATACACCGTAGATATACGCCCGTACATAAAATCTATACTTTACGAATTAACTGACATTTTTTCATCTGAAAATTTAACTTACGAATATCTTGGACTTCCCACTTTAGTTTAATATTTATCATAAAACAAGAATTTTTAACTATGGCGACGAACAAGAATTTTGAATATTTGGGGAGTAACTTTCAACTTCAATTACTCAACCAAATTATTGTAGATAAGGAATTTGGAAGATCTATAATCCAAGTTTTGGATACCAATTACTTTGACAATAAGTACTTCAAACTGATTGTTCAGATGATTAAAGAGTATTTTGTGAAATACGATCATGTTCCAACATTTGAAACATTGGAACAGATTACAAAATCTGAAATACAACAAGAACTGGCGATAAAAATAGTTCTTGATACTATTGTAAAAGTTAAGGATGCTCCCGTTGAAGGATCATTATTTGTTCAAGAAAAAGCGATGAAGTTCTGTAAACAACAAGAACTTCAAAAGGCAATCACAAAGGCTCAAAAAGTAATTGATGGTGGTGAGTTTGAAAACTATGATACACTTGAGGAATTGGTTAGGGAAGCCCTACAAATTGGAACACGAGAAGATGGGATGCTTGATGTATTTTCTAATCTTGATGATGTATTAAATGAGGATTTCAGACACCCAATACCAATGGGTATTTCGGGTATTGACAGACTATTAAAGGGTGGTTTGGCGAAGGGTGAAATTGGTGTTATACTAGCCCCAACTGGCGTTGGAAAGAGTACCTTCCTAACCAAAATATCAAACCACGCTTTTAATTTGGGGTATAATGTTCTTCAAATATTCTTTGAAGATAACCCAAAGATTATTCAGAGAAAACATATAACACTTTGGACAAAAGTGCATCCTGATGAAATGAACAACAGAAAGGAAGAGGTTTTAACTAAGGTAAAAGAAATTCAAGAAAAGATGCCAAATCGTCTTATATTGGAAAAATTACCTTCTGATACAATGACTATGACACAAATCAAAAATCTAATCAGAAAGAAAGTTGCTGATGGTATTAAAGTTGATATGGTATTGTTGGATTATATTGATTGTGTTGTGCCGGAGAAAAATTTAGGTGATGAATGGAAATCAGAGGGATCTGTTATGAGGGGATTTGAGGCGATGTGTCACGAAATGAATTTGGTTGGATGGACTGCAACACAAGGCAATCGATCGAGTATCTCATCTGAAGTTGTTACAACCGATCAAATGGGTGGTTCAATCAAAAAAGCTCAAGTTGGGCATGTTATTATAAGTGTTGCCAAAACACTACAACAAAAAGAAATGAAATTGGCTACAATCGCTATTACAAAATCTCGTATTGGGGATGATGGTGTTGTATTTGAAAATTGTAAATTTGATAATGGTTTGTTGGACATTGATGTTGAAAGTTCAATGACATTCTTGGGTCTTGAGGACAAAAAGGAAGAAGGTAACAGACAACGAATTAAAGATTTACTTGAAAAAAGAAAACAAAGAGAAGAACAAAAAAATAATTAATTATGGAAAAAATTTTAGTAGAAAATCCTGGACGATTTGTCATTTTCCCCATTCAATATAATGATATATGGGAATATTACAAACAACATCAGGCAGCGTTTTGGACGGCTGAAGAAGTTGATTTAAGTGGTGATATTAGAGATTGGGAAAACCTTTCAGATAATGAAAGATATTTCATCAAAAATGTGTTATCATTTTTTGCGGCATCGGATGGTATTGTTAATGAAAACTTGGCAGAGAATTTTTATCGTGAGGTTCAATATCCTGAGGCTAAATTCTTTTATGGATTTCAACTTATGATGGAAAATATACATTCATTAATGTATTCGTTGTTAATTGATACTTATGTGTCAAACGAGCAAGAAAAGGACGAGTGTTTCAACGCTATTGACAGATTACCTGCGGTTCAAAAGAAAGCCAAATGGGCTTTGGAATGGATTAATAACGCTTCTTTCCAAGAAAGATTGGTGGCGTTTGCTGCGGTTGAAGGAATATTTTTTTCAGGGTCATTCTGTTCAATTTTTTGGTTAAAATCAAGAGGTATTATGCAAGGTTTGTGTAACGCAAACGCCTTGATTTTCAAAGATGAGAACTTACATTGTGATTTTGCGATACATTTGTTGAATAACCACACTGAAAATAAACCAAGTGAAAAAAGAATTAAAGAAATACTTTTATCTGCTTTGGAAATTGAAAAAGAATTTATTACCGAATCTTTACCCGTTTCATTAATTGGTATGAACCAAAATCTTATGAAACAATATTTGGAATTTGTTGTGGATGGACTACTTGTTAAAATGGGATGTTCAAAACAATTTAATGTTGAACAACCATTCAAATTTATGGAACAAATCGCCGTTGAAACAAAAGGAAATTTCTTTGAGTCAAGAACAATTGAATACCAAAAAGCTAAGTTAAATGAAACTTTAACTTTTACAGAAGATTTCTAAAATAGAATATTTACAATTATGATGTCACTAAAAATTAAAAAAAGAGGGGGAGAAGACGCATCTTTCAATCCCCAAAAAATATATCAGAGAATTAAAAGATCTGCAAAAGGGTTGAGTGTTAATTCTGATGAAATTTTCATTAAGGTAATCACTTCGGTTCCAACTGAAGGTGAAATTACCACAAAAGACTTGGACAAATTGATATACGAGATATCTGCGGCGTATACAGGAAGTCACCACGATTACTCAAGATTAGCATCTAGTGTTGCTATTTCATCATATCATAAAGAAACCAATCCAAGTTTTAGTGATACAATTAAATTGTTATATGAAGATGGTATCATTAATCCAAAACTTATTGATAAAATTAATGAATATGGTGCGGAAAACATTGATAATGTTATTGTTCATCAAAACGATTATAATTTTGATTATTTTGCTTGGAGATCTTTATCAGAGATGTATCTTTTGAAAAACTCAAAAGGTAAGGTGATTGAAAGACCTCAACATATGTATATGAGGGTGGCTCTTTGGGTAACCAAATCATTTGATGATGCGGTTGAATATTATTTATCATTATCAAATCAATTAATCTCACCGGCAACACC